ACGCCGACTGAACGAAAGCGAAATTCAACAAGCTCAAGTTGTGTTGGCCGCTCAAGACATGGTTGACAAAATGCAAGCCATGTTGGAAGATGTGAGTGAACTGCAATTCAAAGAGTTGCCAGCCTTGGTTGACTCAATCAAGAATCAAGTTGGTGTTGACCAAGCCTCTCAATTCAATGCAGACGCCACAGCCGCACTAACAGGCCTGTTGCAAAATATTCAAGGTGCCAAGCAACAACTTGACGCCGCATTGAATGTGGTAACTGGTGCGGCTCCTGCTGGTGCCGCAGCCGCTGGCGCTATGGGCGCTGACATCGCCGCAGGCGCAGGTGATATGGCCGCCGCAGGTGCTGACATGGCCGCCGCAGGTGCTATGGGTGCCGAAGCTGGTGCTGACATGGGTGCAGATGCTGCATTGGATGCCGCAGCCGCTGATGCTGGTGCTGAACCTCCTGCCGCCGCGCTGGGTCGCGCCAAAAGATAATGAAAATATTTGAAGTTGACAGTAGCATGGGAATGGCGGCTCCGCCTAACCCAGCGCAACTGTCGGGCTTGGTGCAGTTTCTCGATGGTCGTGCCAAGGACACCAATGCCAAAAAAGAAATCAGCCAGGATGCATTCATCAAACTGGCCAATGATTTGGATATCAACATCACCGCCCAAAATCTAGCCGATGTTGTGAGTCAAGAGCCACTCAGTAACCTTTTGGAACCTATGGATCCAAACACAGGCGTGTTAGTGTTCAAAGGTGCAGGCGAACCAAATGTTGCTATGCCAGTGAACAAAGCACAGGACATTGTGGCCAGTGCTGCCAAATCGGCAATGAACAAAGACCGCGGTGTTTAACCAATCCTGTCAACCAAAGGTTGACACAAAACGTTAAATATAGTATACTCAACTATAGGAGGCGTATTATGAAAAAAGCTGTAATTTTTGTTTTGATGAGTGCGTTGGCCAGTACCAATGCGTTAGCCTGGGGCGACCGTGAACAAGGCGCACTAGCAGGCATGGCAGCATTGTGGGCTTTCCAAAGACTCAATCAGGTTGATGCTCCTCCTCGAGTGGTTTACACACAGCCACAAACAGTGTATGTTGAACGTCCTGTGGTTGTACAACCTCAAGTGGTTGAATATCAACGCCAACAGTGTAGCCCTTGGGTTGAAACACGAAACTGGGACGGCACTGTGACTAGATCTAGAACTTGTAACTACTAATATGGCATACTCAGATAAAGTAATTGATCACTATGAAAATCCCCGGAATGTCGGATCTTTTGACAAGACTGATACTGATATTGGTACTGGTATGGTTGGCGCACCTGCTTGCGGCGACGTGATGAAGCTTCAAATCAAAGTAGAAAATGGCATTATTACGGACGCAAAATTCAAGACTTACGGGTGCGGCTCAGCCATTGCTTCAAGCTCGCTCATCACCGAAATGGTCAAAGGAATGTCGCTCGACGCCGCAGGAGCAATCAAGAATTCAGAGATTGCTGAAGAGCTTGCCCTCCCGCCAGTCAAAATCCATTGCTCAATACTTGCTGAAGACGCGATCAAAGCCGCGGTAGAAGACTATCGCAAAAAGCATGATCTCGTTCACTGACACAGCACGAAACAAAATACAAAAACTAGTCACAGCCAAAGGCTACGCTGGTATTCGGCTTGGAGTTAAAACTACAGGTTGCTCGGGTCTTGCTTATGTGCTGGAATACGTTCGAGAATACACACCTGAACAGTATGTTATCAATTATGCACAGTCTGATTTTGTAGTTCTAGTAACTCAAAAAGATGATGTGTATCTACACAACATGACTGTAGATTATGTGCGCCAAGGCCTCAACGAAGGCTTTGAGTTTCGAAATCCCAACGAACGTGATCGTTGTGGTTGCGGAGAAAGTTTTCGAATATAGTTGACAGTTGGACTATAATAGTCTATAATTGACTATAATTATGTATAATCCAAAATTTGACTACCAGCCTATTCCCAGAGTCACAATAGAGGGCAAGCGTTACTACGCTACCCCAGACGGACAAAACTTGCCGTCAGTGACCACAATACTTGACAAAACAAAACCCCCAGAAAAAGTTGAAGCATTAAATCAGTGGCGTCGTCGAGTGGGTGCAGAAAAAGCACAACAAATCACAACTGAAGCGGCCAACCGCGGCACCCGCATGCACACGTACCTAGAACGGTACATTAAAGAAGGTGCTGTTCCGCCGCGTGGATCTAATCCTTTCTCTTGGCCCAGTCATATCATGGCAGAAACTGTGATCAAGGACGGACTCAAAAACGTCAATGAATTTTGGGGTATTGAAGTTCCGTTGTATTTTCCCAGCGTGTACGCAGGCACAACAGACGGTGCGGGCATACACCTAAATGAAGAAGCCATACTGGACTACAAACAAACCAACAAGCCCAAAAAGCGCGAGTGGATTGACGATTACTTTGTACAACTGTGTGCCTACGCTGAAGCACATAACGAATTGCACGGCACACGCATACGCAAGGGTGTGATTTTGATGTGCGTCAAACCTGACCTAGATGAGCAACACAATATTGTTGGCAAGCCGCAGTATCAGGAGTTTGTGCTTGAAGGCGCAGAATTTGAAAAATACCGCAACTTGTGGTGGAAAAAGGTCGAACAGTACTACATGCTAAATATGTGATATCCAAAGGACAATCACTGTGGCAATTGTACAAATATCACGAATCACACAACGCAAGGGTCTATTCAACGATCTACCCCAACCATTAGCTGGCGCTGAACTGGGCTGGGCAACTGACACCCGTCAACTTTTTATCGGTAATGGTACCCTAGCAGATGGTGCTCCTATTATTGGTAACACAGAAGTTCTTACTGAATTTTCTGACATCTTGAACTATGCCACTGAATACACCTATAAAGGTGATGCGGCCGGCTACACTGTTCAAACTGGCGCCACAGCAGGCACACCAGTCAGTCAAAGTCTACAACGCAGACTGGACAGTTATGCTGTGATTACAGATTTTGGTGCTACTGGTGATGGTATCACAGATGTCACAGCCGACATCAATCGTGCATTGGATCAGATTTTTTGTCAAGACATCAATCCCTTGGTCCGCCGAAGCATTTTCTTCCCAGCCGGCACATATATTATCACAGACACATTGCTGATTCCGCCTTACTGTAAACTCTACGGCGAAGGATCAGACAGCACAATTATCAGTTTTAATGTTCAACCCTGGACCACTACCATTGGCTATGCCTCGGGTGTGTTGGTTGAAGATGGCGGCGTGTACTACAGAAGTATCGCTATAGTGCCAATTGGTATTGCGATTAGTAATCCCACTTATTGGGGAGTTGAAACACTGCCCGATTACATGTTTAGAACCACAGACAGTCTTCAACAAACTGGTGCCAATATTGGTACTGGTGGTGCATTGCCACCAGGGCATGTGGAAATATCCAGCATCAAGTTTGAAACCAATGTACCTACTAGTGGTGGCTTGGTACAAGGTGCAACAGACTGTGTGTTTGACTGTGTGGCGTTTGAAGGCAACGGAACCCAAGCCACACTTACCACTGCTACTCTTGCCACGGCTGGTGTGAGTTTTGCCAATCAAGGCAGTTATGTTTGTACCAATATTATCTGGAACAATTGTATTTTTACCAAGATGGCCTGGGGAGTGAACACAGACGAAGCAGTGGAAGGAGTCACTGTCAGCAACTGTAGATTTGATACCCTGTTCCAGGGCGTGTATCTTGGTATCATCTCTCCGCCGGTAAATTATGTTGGTCCTACTGGTGTCCGTATAACACAAAACATGTTTGATAATATCTATGGCGAAGGCATTGTTATTGTGAATTGCAGTCTCAATGCCACGGCCTACAACACATTCTACGAGGTTGGAAATAGTTTTAATGGTCAGACCAATCCAGTGACACCTGTGATTGATCTAGATGCAACCAACAATGTCAGCGTTGGGGATATGTTTGAACGCAAAACATCACAATCATCAGACTTGCATCCTCGCATTGCACTGAATAACAAAAACAATATTGCCCTTGGCATGAACGTTAACAATATTGAATTATATCAAAGTAATGCAATAGATTTAACCTTGGCCAATCAGTTGAGCGTAGGCACATACAATCGCATCGCCGGCATACAAGATGTTGTGGCCAACAATGCCACAGCCAACTTGGCCTATGTGAATGGCACCTACATCAGTAGTTTGCGAATGGATTACACCATAGTCCGTGCAGATCTTCGCCGCACGGGTCAAATGGTAGTGGTCAAGGGGCAGGCCGCCACAGGAACAGGATTTGCCTTTACAGATGACTTTGTGGAAAATGGTGCTACTGGAGTCACGCTTACCGCAGTAGCAGATGGTGCCAATGTGAGAATATCGTATACTTCGACCAACACAGTACCAGGCACAATCAACTACTCTATTACCAATCTCGGTTGATGTGGCCTAAAACTTTTGCCGAAAGGCTTGAGAGTTGGACACAACTCCGTAAAAATACCTCCACCGCTGATGTAGAAACAGCACTGCATGCCATCAACTCTTGGTGGTTTCAAACTCCTTGGCGAGCATACCATTTGCACTGGGACGATCGAGCTGTTTGGCCTGATCCCTGGCAATTATTGAGTGACGATCTCTATTGTCCTCTTGCTCGCGGACTAGGAATCCTGTATACTATAACTATGCTAGATCGACCAGATCTGCAGGGTGCTGTGTTGATGGAAGTAGATAGCGACAATTTAGTCCTAGTGAACAAAAAGAAATATATACTGAATTGGGATCCAGAGCAGATGTTAAATATCACTCTAGGACGTTCCAAACCCCACCATAGCATTACGCAAGAGCAAATAAAACAACAAATCGGATAACAATGAAGCAAATTACAGTACAAAAACGCAGTGGACGTCGCGAGCCACTGGCGTTGGAAAAATGGCAAGCACAAATAGCCAAGATTTGTGCAGGCACAGCAGATGTAAGCCAGAGCATGATTGAAATCAAAGCTCAGTTACACTTTTACGATGGTATCACAACTCACGAAATTGACGGTATTACACTTAGAGCCATAGTGGATTTGATTGACGTAGAATCAAACCCAGATGTTGGTCATACAAATTACCAGTACGTAGCGGGAAAACAACGTCTAAGCATGTTGCGTAAAGACGTTTACGGTTCATACGATCCTCCCCACTTGTATGAGATTGTGAAGAAAAACGTAGCCACTGGCTTGTATACTCCTGAACTGTTGGAATGGTACTCAGAGGACGACTGGAACCGTATGAATGACATGATCGATCATGCCAAAGACGAGCAGTATTCTTATGCGGCAGTTGAGCAACTGATTGAAAAGTATCTTGTTCGTAATCGTTCAACAAAGGAAATTTATGAAACTCCACAGGTTAGATACATGGTGGCAGCGGCAACTGTGTTTCACAAAGAAGAACCTAATGCAGCTCGTATGCGTTACATCAAAGAGTATTACCAAGCCGCCAGTGATGGTCTTTTTACTCTTGCTACTCCTGTACTCGCTGGCCTTGGTACTCCTACCAAACAGTTTAGTTCCTGTGTTCTTATTCGTAGCGATGATGATCTCGACTCTATTTTTGCCTCTGGGGAAATGATGGCCAAGTATGCCAGCAAACGTGCAGGCATTGGTTTGGAGATTGGACGCTTACGTCCATTAGGCTCGCCCATACGTGGCGGCGAAATCATGCACACCGGCATGATACCATTTTTAAAGAAGTGGTTTGGCGACTTACGCTCGTGCTCACAAGGAGGTATCCGCAATGCAAGTGCTACTGTATTCTATCCTATTTGGCATCTTCAGTTTGATGATCTTATTGTACTTAAGAACAACCAAGGAACAGAAGAAACCCGAGTCCGTCATATGGATTATGGGGTTGTGCTTAGTGCTTTCTTCTGGAGACGATTTAAAAA